ATGTCATGGGCGGCTGTGCCATATGCGCCGGTACTCTCGCGCATCATGGATTCAGTCTCCAGCAAAGCCCTGTTGCCGGATGCTTGCCCAGCCGTGAGCGGGATGCCGCCCGATGTCGTACCTTTGGCCTGCCTCATGGCTGCCTGCATAGCCGCTTCATCACCAGCACTCGCGGATGCAACGAGCGCGTCAGTCGTCGCCGTGGAGGTTGCTGGAGCGGTCCTGCCGAGTAAAAAACGACCAAGTCTCGTCGCCTGTTTGAGGACGGGCGGGAGAACGGCCTCTGCCACGCCGCCGATGGCCGCGACTGTCCCCACGTCCTCCATGTCGATCATCGAGCCGCCCGGCTCCTTGCCGCCCGACATATACGTTCCACCCTGACGAGCAGCCTCTGTTGCTCCGTAAGTTAAGAAACCCAACCCAAGACGAATAAGGATACTGGTCCCGCCGGTTACCAGCGCAGCGGGGAGCATCTGACCAGTTTCGGCCACAAAGTCATTAATGTCTTGCATACTGAACCCCTCTTTATTGATCCAGTATGGGTTGCCGTCGATGGTGATGATCGGTAGACTGTTTTCTCCGACCATTATTTCAGTTCTGTCGGGAAGTGCCGACTTAATGATACGCGCCTTCTCCCACGGGTTATTGGTCGTCATTAACTTTAAGTCTATTCCGAACCTTTCATAAAATGGGATTTCCGTCTGTTCAGTAATTTCGGGGATGTCACCGCCTTCAAATGTCTTGTACGGCTCGGGCGACAGGGGGGTTAGCGTTACGTTTGGGCGAGTGCGGCTGTGAATCGCCCCCGTGGGCGTTATTTTCTCAGGCGTTAACGGGATTAACTCAATCATTGGTCAGGCTTCCAACCAACTCTAAACCCCTTGCCTTCGACGGCGACAATTTGCCCGATGTACTGTTCAGCCACCCTGTCAAACTCGGCCCTTGTTTTGAATGTCGGGATTATAGGTCCAAGCTCATTATCTAGGCGTTTTCTAGTTTCTGCCCATGCCTTCGCCGGGTTTACATTAGCCCCACTCTTATCAGAAATAATCTGTTCTTTGATGATCTCAAAGTATAGCTGCTTGCCCCTGTATTCCCTCTCAAGTCGGCGGGTGATAAGCGCGTTGCCCGTGACAGACCCCTTCAAGCTAGGCATAATTCCACGATAAATCTGGAAGTCTGGATCAGTCATCGGCCCCATTCCAGGCTCATGCTTCGATAGCGCCATTTCATCGCCCAAACTGTTTATGGCTTCCTGTATGGATAAGCTATTATCGACCACACCAAAGTCTCTGAGTATCCCGCGAATACCAATGCTCATGTCTTGCATTTTCCCTGTTGGGACGCCGGTATCCACAAGCGACTTCCATTCGCCAAGCCTAAACAAGTTCTCCGAGGCTCTTGCCGCTGCTCCCATAGCGTCTTCGTAGGTATCGTCCGCCATCCTTTCAATTACACCACCTTTGCCGCCGACAATTACAGTCACCCCGCCGCGCTGTATTTTAGCCACGCCGATTTCGTATTGTTTCTGGGTGATCCTGTCTGCGGCGAGATCGGCCTGTAGCTTACCTATAGCTGATCCCGCCTTGGTGGGCGGGGGGAACATAGTCTTCCAATCAGGGACAATGCCTGCCCGGATTGCCGCCGCTCTTTTCGGGTAATCATCGTCAAAACCCTTTGCGAGAGATTCCATATGCCGGGCTGTTTCTTTTGCCTGCGCTCTTGCCTTCTGTGACGCCAAGTATTTATTCTGCACGGCCATCATCTGCATCTGAGCATAGTTCTGCATCTGTGCAGACTGCCGCCCCCGTGCGATCCCGCCGCCCATGGCACCAATTAAAGAACCCCACGATGCCCCGCGTGGAAGTGCCGCCACCCCTTCACCCATACCGCCAAGTATGCCCTGCATTGGTGTGACGTACTGCTTGCCTAACAGGCCCTTGAGAAATTCATGTCTCATTAGAATAACCCCAACAGTCCACCGGCTATCGCGCCATAACCGGGATATCCTGTTCCGATCATACTGCCGAGTTGAGCGCCGCCGAGCGCACCGGATAGAAAGCTGCGCCTCGCGTCCGAGACAATCGGCTCTGCTACCTCTTCCTGCATCCCATACCCGCCCGACACCAGGCCGGAATACCGCGCAAGCTGGTTCCAGGGCCGCTCCTGCTCCCAGTTAAATCGCGAAATGCGGTCCTGTAGTTGAGCCTGTTCAAGTCCTTCACGGGCCGCCCCGACCGACATCAACTGGTTCATGTCACTGTAATCAGATTGGGCCATCCCTGGTGCGGCCCTCGCCGTGCTTAATTGATTCTGTCGTTCTGCTGCATAATTGGCATACGCCATCTTGGAAGACATATCTGTGAGACTGCGGCCAAGAGTACTTTCAGACGTATTTCTGGCCTGGGCATAGGCCCCGGAGCCAAGCCTGCCAGCCCTCGAAAATGAACTGTCGATGCCTGGCGCTATTTGATTGCGCCATTGTTCTATGACCGGCGCAGAGGCGGCATTATATGCACCTGTCAGGAAGGGATTAGCGTTGAGATAGTCGCCCTGTACAGTGCTTAGAGCCTGATCCATGCCCGCCCGCTGTAGTGGACTCCCCGATAGCGCCCGGCTTTCCGTCGCCTGCAATGCGCCCTGGGTCTGAGGTGAAAACCCAATGACGGTTGATTGCGGGAAATACGACGGCGCGTCACTTTGGTACGCCTGTTGCGCGCCTGACATAATCTCCCTGATATAGGGCTGCTCATCAACCCACGGCGCTGAACTTCTCGTCGTCGTGTTGATGGTGGGGCTGCCGCTCAAGAATCCCATTTCTTTATCCTATGACTGCATAATTGAAAGTTCGGCCCGAGGTCGATGAATTAACATGCGTCACCGTAAACGTCTTTTTTCCGACGCTCGACACATGCAATACCCCAGCACCCGCCTCTGTTGCTGCGCTGGCCGATGTTGGCGAGAGAAGGACCACACTATCTGCACCAACTCGGAAGTCGGTCACCACCGTCGTCGCTGATCCGGTCGCAATCGTGAACGAGCCGACGTTGTTCGTCTTGCCGTCCATCATGCCGCGTATGACCTGGTTTTGCCTGCGCGGGACCGTCTCATTCGGCGCGACTGTGATGTAGCTCGTCAAAACTTGCCGCCGGGTTTGGCTGTCACGTCAGACCCTTGGCTGTCGGTCCAATTGCCGGAAATATTCATTCTAACTCGGTGATAACGGCCTTCAGCACTGACAGGCGCAAAGCCCGTGGCGTTGACGCTCATCGGGTCTGTCCATGTCACGCTGTCCTGTAGCCTGTTCCGCGTCCCAATTTGGATGGTCGTCGTCGCGTCATCGTTTAGAGGCCACACCTCAGTGATGACTGATCGCCGCCCGGTGACCGGCTGTTGCTCCGAACTCTCGGTGATCGCCGTCAGAGGGTCACCCTGATTGCTCGCCAACTTGAAACCGTCCATCAACCCCAGGAGCGCAGAGCCTTGATATAAAACCCGGCTGTCAACACTGATGGTCAGGTCATCAAGGTCAGGGTTGAACGCATCGAGAGTTTCCAGCGTGAAATCACTGGTCAATAGCGGTAGGATTATGTCGTGGTCGATCTGCGCGTAGCTCCACTTGTTTAGCTCGAAATTAAAGATGATTACATGCGTCGGTTTACCGCCGGAGTTCCCCTGCCCTGGGAATGACCAGCACACGCATTTCTGGTCGTGGTCTATGGCACAACTCACCCTGTCAGCATACGAAGCGTCGAACTCAGACCAGAACCAGCGGTCTACTTTCTCATTACCAATTGGGTACGATTTATCGGAAAAAGCATAAAACCCATCGGAATCAAGGTAGTAAATTGTTGACCCGTTCTGAGCCGCCGCCCCTGGCGTGAAAAGCCCGCGATCAGTCTCAATAGAGTCGAACTGGAAGATCGCAGGCGAACCTACGTAGGTCACCCGGTAGATCGCATGGTCGAAAAACACCGTCGCATATTCACCACCGAATATGCGCTGAACAACGCCGCCACCAGGAGTGTCCTGAAAGTCCGCCTGGGTCGATGCCGACACCGTGTAATCCGTATGGTCTCCCAGCGCCGACCAGCGCACCCTCTCAGGCTTGGCTCCATCGGTTGAGTCGGTGGTATTTCCGAACATCAGGAAGTCACGAACGGTTGCGACGGTTTTGGCCCGGAATGCCGTCGTCAGATCAGCAAAATCGGTCCCGCTATTCATGCCGATAAACTGGATGGGATCGATGAAGTTAGTTGTCACGGCGATATCCCCATACGCCGCGAAATCTGCCCACGTCGATGTGGTGTAGCCACCGGCCTTGCTTCTATCTGTCAGACTGCCACTATCCAGGCTGTATATCTTCGTCGCGTTGAAGGCATAGACCCGGCTACTCCCATCTGCGGCGGTCAGTGATGTCGCTCCAATCGCCCGCGCATCCATCGCAGTCGAGAGATACATCAATTCGCCGAACGGACTGTATCCTCTCGCAACCGGATAGACGTTCTCCGCGATGGTCGAGCCTGGGTTTCCCAGGGCCGGTAGGTCGGGCAGAAACGCGCCATTCTCGAACAACATCAGCCTGTATAAACCCCGACACTGGCAGTCAACGGAGCGCCGCTGAAAGCCATCCTCTTGCCCTCGCCGTTCATGCCATCAATTGCCGCCTTCAAGAAAGACCCCCAGGTCGAGATGCGCTCATCATCAGACATGTACGGAGCCGCTTGCATCAGCGCGCCATACAGATATGCGTCAGGGTGCGAGGCGAGTATCCAGTTGGAAGTGTCGCTGTCCGAGAGCGCGGTGATCCGCGAGTAATGAGTGTGTTCCAGCGTGTATGCGCTGTCGGGCGTTTTCCCTAGCTTGATATTTTCGCCAATTATTGTGTACTCGGTCGGGATGCCGGTCGATCCAATCGGCCAGTTTGTATCAAGCTGCGTCGGTGTGACATATCGCAATATCCGCTTCGGGGTGGTCTGAGTAACCAGCGCGCGGGTCTGTAGATAGTCGGTCGGCAATGCAATCGTCGGCGTCCCGGCGGTCAGCGTCAGGTCGGTCTGACTGAGCATGGACGGGTGTCGCAGATCACGGTTAAACCGCGCCTCGCATAGCGTGATAAGTTCCGGGGAACGTGTTACGAGGTCGGAGTCACTGCCCCGGCGCAGCCAGTTTGTCACTGCTGTCTGTAGTTCAGCATATGTTGATATCATATCCAGTCCTTATCAGATGAGCCTGCGCCCACCGTCCGTGCGGAACCCCCGGAGGTCGGGGTCCGACAGCCTGCGTAAGAATTCCTTGCGGTCTGATTGAATCGTAATGCCTTCCGCTGCCCACTCAGCCAGCAGCGTATATGGGACACTGGCAATTTTCTTCATGTTTCGAGATGGCGTCCAGCCGCCCGTGCCATCCGTTGATGCGATCTTATTGGCCTCAAGAATAGGCTCGGCGTCGAACCGGTTTTCGATAATCAGCCGGTTGTCATCGAGATGCAGATATGTGTCGATGCCGTGCGCCGAGGTTATTTTCTCAGATTTCACAGCGATTGCCGTCAGCGTCTCTTGTGTGTGTCGGGTCGTCGCGGGTGACCTTCGCCTGCTTGTGGT